TCACGGTAACTATTTACGCGATCGTAAATGGTAGGATCATTCAGAACTGGTTCTGATCCTACGTTCCAGAATAGGATGTTCCTGCCGGTATTCTTAGGAATGTACTTCCATACCTTACCATCATACGTATCTATGCAAGGAAACGGTGGAAGGTTGCCAGCCTTCTCACTCTGTTGGAAAGGCATCGGTTCAGAGATAACATCGGCGCGGCCAAGTTCACCAGCCTTCAGGTTACGTGACACAGCAACCGAATGGAACTTGGCATTCGGCCATGCAATCTGCATTGCTCTCGAAAGAACGCCGGTCGAGATGGCAACATAAACCTCATCAGGTTCTGGGATCTTAGATGCAGCCTTGACGATACCGGCAGTCACAAGTTCATGCTTTAGACCAAGAGGGACAAAGAATGCATCATCCTGTGTATTAGCCCAGTCACTGGCAATCTTGTTTAGGTTCGGCATTGCAGCAATACGATGGAACGATGCCTCTGCACCACGCTCAATGCAACATGCCTGATGGTGCGAGATTCTCTTGGCAGAAGGCATGAATAGCTTGACCTTCTTATCATAACGTTTGGCAACATCAAGGATAGAGACACCGGCAAGACCTGTACGTGGCTGGACATACACAATAGTCGACTGATTGATTTTTGACATCAGACAGTCACCACCGCGTACCTTGGTTCCTGTGATAAGATCATCACGGACACACCGAACACCGTCGTGAACCGTAACGACAGGATCAGGATAAGGATCAGACCATGTTCCGGCCAGTTCTAGATAAAAATCCTTGGCACCTTGCCAACTACGATATCCAACATCCTTGTTATAACCATCTACAACATGTTTATCATGACTCATGCCATATTCCTTACCAGTTGTTTGTACTGATCCACACTCAGACCAGCTTTATCTATTATATAGCCGTCTGATGGGTGGTTGGTCATTCCATTAAACGTATCTACTAAGCCCAGATCAAGCATCGCTCTTTGCCGTCCGTAAGGATGGTCCTTAATTCTGCAAGAAGACCACACGGAATCAAAGCATAGGTGATTGTAGTCTGATCCTGGTTTGACATAGTTTTCAACCCATCGGATGAAATCGCAACAGACGTCTTCTGCATCATAGGGATAGGCACCTGTATCGGCATAGATCTTCTCCATAACGTTATCCAGGAATACTTCCTGCTTCACTCTGTTAGTATTGATTGCTAGATACGAGATACACTCAACAGCATTCGTACCGTAGTAGAACATGCTTTCCTTGTTGACATACTGAGGATACCAGTCAGCAATATCAGCAATGAATGCAGCGTACTGGAATCGATAGACACGAAGGCCATGTCTTTGGTTCCAAGCAAACATCCATTCACCGATCTCACGAAGATCCCTCTTGGCATTAGATCCTTCAAGCCACCCAGCTAGTTCACGACAAAGCTTCGGTGCAAACTCAGACAAGTAGTAATCGCCGGCCTTCCTATAGTTCTTACCCTCAGGAATCTTAGGGAAAGCTGGGAACTGATATCCTACCGACGTATAGAATGGATATGGATAATTGTTCAACCGACGAACCATGTCTTCGATTGAATTGCATTCGTATAAGTGTGGAAGGATTGTGTTGTGGTATCCAGACGGCTTTTTCGAGTAATTAATGCCAGACCCAGTGATGCGATGTAACAGAAAGACATAAAGCCATTCTGGGAGGCTAAAATAAGTGTGCCTGCCTGTCCAATCGCGGGCAATGTACCCACGTTCGCGCGTATGGAGTCCCTGTTCCATCTTGTGCCAGTATGGATGTTCAGGAGTCCAACCATAGAACACATCGTTTACGATCTGAGAAAAGCCGGCAAACTTACGGTTGACTACATCATAGAGTTCTACATTTTCAAGAAGGTTATCGGCCATGGCCGACTCCTTATATGGAATCGTGCCTAGGTTACACTTGGCCTGTTGGTCCTTGGCCAGTTCAAAGTATCGAAGATACTCGTCATAGTATTGTGTGGTTTCCATTATTCTTCTTCATGACACAGGAACATCACACTGGCTTCCCTGAACATCTTTTCAGTTGTCTTCATAGATGTCCTCCAGGTATCAGAGATATTCTTAGGATGTTCCATGATAACCTTGGTGATTCCTACCTGAATGATACCCTTGGCACACTCAGAACACACAGGAAGGCCAACAACATATAGTGTAGCACCATCAAGTGATACGCCGTTATGACATGCATTGTAGATTGCATTCATCTCACCATGCACAACGTACTTGTACTTCTCCTCACGATCATTATATCGATCGTCAGTGTCCTTGATGCCGCGAGGAAACCCGTTGTATCCCTGACTGAGGATCTGACCCTTAGAACCAACAGCAACGGCTCCAACCTTTACCGATGGATCCTTTGACCAGGTAGCAACTTCCTTGGCCATATCAAGGTAACGGCGTGTCCACTTGTTCATTACTTCACCATATCAAAATGACGTTCATATACGTGGAGGTTGCCGACATTCCAGATGATCTTAGGTTCACGAACTAGTTGTAGATCGTCACACAGCCGGTCGGCAACATAATTCTGCCATGCATAGTCATTACGATACCCAAAGACGACGTCATTAGAACGCATCTGAACTACAACAATCAACCGTTCATCACGGATCATATATTGAACGGCATTGGTGCACATAAAGTCTGACATGCCATTTTCATTATAATCTTCCCACATACTAGGCCGAGTATAGATCATCACAGCACGACGACTATTAGGATTAGTATGCAGCTCGTTAAGGACGTTTAGATACTGCAGCCCGTTATTTTTATGATAGATTGCCCAACCATAGTTAGAGTTGATCTTACCTTCAGTAGAGGCAACCTGTTCCCAGATGGCAGGAGTCTTACCAGGAATATCCTTGACGTACAGAGACATCGACTTATACCAATCGAGCTCACGCTCTACGTACTCTTCATTGACTTCGCCAAAGATAGTCGGTTGGTCTGCTTCGAAGTTTGCACCGATCATCTCAATAGTCTTGACACCGGTCTTATCAATGACAAAGTTCTCAGCAGCAAGCTCGTTGATGAAGTGCTGACGAATGTCGGAAACCTTAAGCATTATGCCATCTCCAAATATACGGTGTATCGACCTTTGTTATTTCCATTGGTTGACCTCGTTGACTTTTTGATCTGATACACCCAGTTATGAATAGTATTCTTTATAACATCATGTTTAATAACAAGATCTTTAGTCAGACTTTTTTCATCTATGCTGCTAAAATGGTGAGGAGGAAGCATGTCAACAGACCACTGATTGTCATGAACTCGGGCTGATATGATGTTAGTATATAGTCCATCTTCAACAGCCAACTTAGTCAGTTTAACACAGCGGTTTGGCCAATAACAACCAAATGATGGATAATCTGATAAATCAAATTTAACTCTGCTCATCTTACTTTACCACCTTAAGCCGGTTGAGATAATCACGAGTTACTGACTGACCTTCCATCTTGCCGCGGATATACGACACGGCAAAGCTGGCATAGTTGATCAGATCTTTGTAGGTATCTTCGAGAGACTCAAAGTTTGCAGTCTCGCCAGACTCAAGAAGAGACTGTGCACGAAGCATCTTGCCATGCATTGTATCGTGGATCGAGTCGACACCACGGCGATAGTGCATTGCCTGAAGTACGTTCGAGTTAGGGTTCTGATAGTCCTGAGACTTCTTGAGTTGCAGTTCGATGCATTCGCGCAGGACTTTTACTGATTCACGTTCATTAGTCATAATATATCCTTCTTATGCAAATACTTTTTGGTATTGACTATGTAACTCTACCACGCTTTTGATTTCTTGTACATCATTAATTTGCTTAAGTGAAGAACAAATTTTATATCCAAAAGATATGGCTTCGGACTGAGTTTTAAATGATGCACATCCTTTACCACACCAATCACTGTGTTTTTTGCCATTCGGCATATAATTACTAACTGCAAATCGTGTAACATACTTGTTAGTACCTTTACGATAGTAGCAGTTAAATTTTTGATTTCCACCGTCCTGGGTGGCTCCATAATAATGGTTAGAAATTTTCATAATATAATATCCTTATTGCTTGTACGAAGAGATAGAAAGGTCATACATTTCACTAATCTTTTCAGGATTAGTAATCGTCCGGACCTTCTTCATTTTTGTCAGATCATACATGCGCATGTCTGCATTACGTGGACCAAAATTATTAACAACGAAGAAACTATCAGGAGTTGCTTCATAGATAGCAATATGTTCATCACGAGCTGTAGGATTTGATACGAAAAACAGTTTATCTGCTGTATCGGCTTTATACCATTGAGAACGTTCTAATGGCATTGCACAGTGCTTTCGAATAACCGTGCGGACTTTAACTTCTACCTTTGTGTCATCGGCTATGATATCTTTATGCATATCATACATGTTACTACTAAAGGTTACATTTTTATATTCACCCGAATCGATTAGATAGTCAATTACAAGTCGTTCGCCGAGTGCACCTGTTTTTACGATATTAGTCATAATATTTCCTTGATTTTAGATTGTTGATTTTAGATTTAAGGTTCTACGCAAAATTAAATTCGACTATAGTGTTTATTCCAACCCGAGTCGGTGACCCGAAGGCCTTCGGATGCAAGAAGTGGACGCCACATAGATTCGCACACATACTTAGAGGTGTTTGCATTTTGGATATCATAGATAAGACGATTAACTGCTGCAGTTTGACGGACAGTCTTTGTTGGGAATGTTGCCAGGATTTCCAAAGCTTTGGTCTTGGCTTCATTCAAAGGAAGCTTATCAAGTGTGCCAAGAATGGTAAGTTGTTCGTCTTTTGTCATGATATAAAGGCCTTTCAGGTTGGTATAAGCTTATCCTATACCAACCTGAGTTAATTGTACACAGTTATTTTAGTAACGCACCGATCCATGATAACCACACCGGAATATAAAACAAAAGTGATATGAACGGTGCAATGTTATCACGGTACTTCCAGCGGCGGCCGCTCTTTGATACTGACCGGGTTTTTCCCCATTCGCCCGGGAAAAAATACCCGAATGCCAATATCAAATAACCTGGCCACCACAGGAAGTACCTCATTACTTCAGCCGTGCCAGCAATCCGTGGTTACCGGCGTGTGATGGCGCTTCCCATCCAGCCGGCTTGATGAGATCCGGCAATCCAAGAGGATTCGGCCTGCTTGCCTTCACACCAACTTCCTTGGCCATATTTGCACGAAGGACACGATCCCATGCATTATAACTATCGATGCCCATTGCATCCAATGTACCAATAGCAACAACACAAAGGTCAATCAGCCCATCAACAATCTCTTCGGCATCATTATCACGTACGGCATTCTTAGTCTCGGTTAGTTCCTCATCAAGAAATGCCATACGGAATTCAAGAAACTGCTTGAGCTTCTCCTTATCAAAATCAAAAACCTTTTCGTTTACTTGGTAGTACCTGTGCATAACACCAATATCACGTACCCAATCTGCACTCATTATATTCTCCTTGTTGTATTATTCAATCTATCACACATTGACATTAATGTACACTAACTTTGTAGTGCATCAATAAATTCTTGTGCCGCGGCGCTAATCACCGGCAACCCACCTAATGACTTATTCTTCAACTTCTTGACAAGCTTCCTAGCCTGTTCCAGATGATACGTGTTAGCACGTGATGTATGTGCGATACCATCTAGATGATCCATTTCATGGAGGAATACACGAGCAGTCATGCCAGTGAATGTCTTAGTAGCCGTCTCGCCATCAGGTGTAGTGAAGCGGACCTTGATGCTCTTTGGCCTTTTGATCTTTACGAAAAGATTAGGATACGAGAGGCATCCTTCCTCGAGCATAACCGTCTCAGTTGTTGCATCCACTACACGAGGATTGAAGACACCAATGATTTCCTCTGCTCGCATCACGAATGCACGTGTACGCACACCGATCTGGTTAGCTGCAAGACCCATGCCATCATTCTCACGCATGGTCTCGGCCAAATCTGTATAAAGTTGACCAGGATCCACAACCGGGTTCTTGAAGTCGAACGCCGGCATCACCTCACGTAGGATCGGGTTGGTCCTATTTAGAATAGTTGAAATCATGCCATTGCCATCTGGATCTTGGCGATCACTTCATCGGCAGTATCAAATTTATCAGTCGACAGAGAAATTTCTTTACCCTTGTTCATTATGATGTACCCGGAATCAGCGTAACTTCCCTGTGCTGGAACCTTTGTCACACGCTCAATGTGTCTAACATTGATATAGTGATCAACTTTATTCATGTCTCGTACCCAAATAAATCTTGTCATGCTGCAATCCTAATAATATGGCCTTTATATGGTTTACCATTTTTGGCCGCCTGTGTAAATCGTATGTAATTATAACCATGTTCAATGCAGTATTGTTTGGCATTATCCACAATAACACCATCTACAAAATAAGTAAACCTTAATTTTTGTTTGTGGTCTTCAGATTTTGGTTTTCGCATTTTATCTTTGTGTGATTCTGATAATTTAGAACCCTTTAAAGAAGACACTAATCCAGTTTTTGATTCGGATATTTTTTGCTTAGTTTCATTGCTGTGGGATCGACCAAACATTGGATTGTTCTCACCAGTCATTTGCAAACTTTTATTTTGTTTCCACTGATCGGTGTGTTCTTTGCCAGTCATACCATTTAAATGTCCATACATGGCACCACCGGTTCCACCCTGATGCACATTGTAAACTGGCTTTAATTGTTCAATTAATTCTATTTCTTTTTGAGTTGCCTCAAACTTTGTATCAAACTGTTCTATAAGTTCTATAGTAAAGTTATTAATACCATATTTTTGAATAGCTCGTGATATTACCATTTTAGATTTACAGTGTTGGTTTAATCTAGTCTGTAATGGTTGTTTAGTGTAACCAATATAGAAATTTCCATTGATGATATTAATAATTTTATATATTTTAAACATAGTAATGAACCATTATTGAACTTACATTACTATTTATACTTTCTCTTGTTTCTCTTGTTTTATTACTGAAAAATTGCTATGTTTTTCAAATTTAATAACAGAATGGAATTTATCATAGAGCTGATCACCTTTATGACTAATAACAAAGATATTTCCATCTGTTATATTTGATAGTATATCCATAAGATTGTCATTACCAGAGGTATCTAATGACGAGTCGAAGACTTCATCCAAGATAAGAAGATTGGTGGAAGCAGAATTACGCAACTTAGCAATAGCCCTCCAGGTAAACATAAGAGCAAGATCAAGACGACTTTTCTCGCCCTCGGAGAAAGATGCATAAGAGAACTCGTCTCTAAAACGTGATTTAATCTTTTCATTGAAGTTTTCATCCAATTCAAATTGGACAAAGAAGTCCATGGCCGCGAGGTATTTATTGATAAGCTTGTTCATTATGGGAACGTACTGCTTAATAATTCTGGTCTTGATGCCAGAGTCCTTAAGTAGAACACCGGCAACCTCAATCACCGACCGCTCATTAGCCAGTTCTTCCTTGTACTTCTGTTGTACAATAAGATGGCTATTAAGTACATGCAAATCTTCCTTGCTCTCATCAATGACTGTCGTGTTCTTCTTAAGATTCTTGATCTCCTGTTCTAGTGTGCAAATACTAGAATTCCACGATCGGATGTCAGAGTTGAGTTCGGTGATCTTTGTGTTAATAGCCGTGATCTCCTTATTGATTGCAGTGATCTCAGCAATACGAGTATTGATTGTGGTAATCTCATCCTCAATCTTGACCAAGGCATCAGTGATCTCCTGTTCCTTAGACTGGCGATCTGTAACTGTCTCGTTCTTGAAGTCGTGGTCGATTCCCTGTCGGCAGGTCGGGCAACTGTCATTGTCGTGATAGAACCGAATCTCCTTCTTGAGAGTACGTACCTTGCTCTCAAGTTGACTCTCCAACTCTACCAGTTTTGACTTCTTGTTCGCGACCTTCTCGGCATCTGCTATCTTAGCAGAATGTGTATCTAGGATACCGTTCTGCACGGCAATGTCATGTTCTGCCTGACACACCAGCGTATCGATCTCCTTGATCATCTCATCCTTCTGGCGGATCAAATGATCGTTGTTGGTCTTCAGTGAGTTGATATGCTTTAGGGTCATCTCAACCTTATTCTCAATCAGGTTGATCTGGTAGTCGGTATCAGTGATTGCTGACTTATTAGTAGTGATCTTCTCCTTGAGGAGGTTGTTCATCGTAGTAAAGATCTGGATATCCAGAAGATCCTCAATGACCTCACGGCGAGCATGTGCAGGCAATTGCATGAACGGCAAGTAATTTGCACTGCCGAGAATGACAATTTGGCCAAAACTCTTGAAACTTAATTTCAAAATACTCTTCTCAAGATACTCTTGATAATCCCTGGCGGATGAATTTTGATTTATCATTTCACCATTTTGATAGATTTCGAAGATTTGAGGTTTAATGCCGCGTTTAACACAAAAATGCTTAGATCCCACCATAAACTCGCATTCTACAACTAAATTCTTCTGTGTCATAGAATTGACGAGTTGTGGCTTATTGATGTTACGGAACGGCTTACCGTACAAAGCAAACGACAGTGCGTCGAGGATCGTAGACTTACCAGCCCCGTTTTCCCCGACGATCAATGTTGACTTACTACGATCCAGTGCCACCTCTGTGAACTGGTTGCCGGTCGACAGCATGTTCTGCCAACGAACAGTTTTAAATAGAATCATGATTACTCCACACTCAAAGCTTCATTATACAGTGAACTGAGGAAATTGTACAACACTTTTTTGTCGACTCGTGAATCGACCTGGTCAACCACCTTGTTAAGCACTGTCAGTGTATCCTCGGCCTCGTTGACAATATCGCCATCGTCCTCCATCTGAAGGTTCAGGTTATCATCCACGACCTGCAGATCCAGCACACCAGCCTTCTCGATCTTGTCAACGAACATATCGAACCAGTAAGGATTGGTCTTGGTGTGGACGATCAGTTTGACATATGACCCCTTGTAATAATCCCAGTCGACATTCATCAGTTCATCCAGAGTCTTATCCTGGTCATGATAGTGGATCTTATTGAACATCTTCAGTGGGTTCTGAATATATGTCAGTTCCCTCGTTTCCGTATCAAATATATGAAATCCCCGACTGTCATTATAATCAGACCAAGACATTTCATAAGGAGCTCCCAGATAATTGATATTACCACGAGTAGATTTATGATGAAAATGGCCAGAACACACGAGATCAAATTTATCAAAAATTTTAGATTCGAATCCGTGGTCATTTACTGCACCTTTATACATCTCGAAACCGGCGATTTCGAGGTGGCCAAAAAGGATTTGTGCGGGGGTATTTTGTAGGAACTCCATGCTCTCATCATAGTTTCCAGAACATACCCAAGGAAGTACACCGATATCGGTACCACCGAGATTAACAACAGTTGGGCTATCATAGTAGTTGATATCATAGGTTGAATGCTCAAAGAGCTCCTTCATTGAGTTTACCTCATTCGTATTCTTGAACGAGGTGTCATGGTTCCCGATGATTACATCGAGTCTAATTCCTGATGAGTCACAATGCTGTACGAACTTACGTAGGTGTCGAGCAGTGACAAAGTTGATATACTTACGACGATCTACAATATCACCAAGATGGAAGATGTTGGTGATACCGTTGTCTGCAAGATATGGAAAAAAGTGATCATAGTAGAACCGATTAAAATACTCTGCAAACGCAGGACTATCCCCACGTGCACCCCAGTGGGTATCCGTGATTAAAGCAATTTTCATTAACGACCAGCCTTACTCTTATCATTGTATTCACGCAGCGTCTTATCACAATACGCACGAATATTTTCTAATGAAATCATATAATTGTAGCGGATGTGTTCTGGAGTCTTTAAGTCCAGTGCATTCTCAGCAAGTTGTTGGATTAAAACTGGAATATTATTAAGCTTCATTTTCATCACCTTCGATAAATATTTCTATGCCCTTTTTAGGCTTTGATACTGGTATGTTTTTGGCTTCAAACTTCTCCACCAATTCACCAAGTTTCTCAGATACATTTATAAAGGCTGCAGAGTAGTGTGTTCGATCTTCAGGTGCCATGTCGACCAGCGTATTCATGATCATGCTGTTCTCAAAGCTCTTATGCTTGATGTATAGTTGCTTCTTTTCCTTTTGAATACGACGAAGGAAAGCGTAGTAGATAATCTGAGTAAAGTATGCGAATGGGTTAGTCGACTTCTCAGGATTAAAGTTATGGAGATATGCTAGACAGTTCTCAATGCCATCAGAGATCATCTCATCCTTATAAGAGTACCCGACAAAGTTTGGCCGAGTTGCCAGTCGTGTGGCAATGAGCATGATACACTCACCAATGTACCTAGATACGAGAGGACGTTTCTCACCGGCTTCAAGAGATTCTTCATAGAGTCGACGGTATACTACCATCTCTGTGTAGAACTTCTTGTTATCGATGTAGTTATTGGCCTTCTTCTTTTTGGCCGGGTTGGGCATTGACTCGTTCATAGTATATCCTTAGTTGATTGTTGACCCGCCTACGAGTCTTTTAGAGATAAGCTCCTGCATATTCTCTTCCATATTCTCAATATCCTTGATAGCAGCATTGATCATCTTTGTTGTATCGGTATTTTTGCTGGATGCTACAAAAGCCTCGTAGTAACGAGTCATGCTTTCACTGGCTGGAATTGAAAAGACTATGTGCTTATCTTGTACCACTATATACTGTTGGTCGGTAAATGTACACACATTTATTAGTATAATGCTATGTTTATCTTGTATTTCCATAACATAGAACGGGTGATGAATATGAACACCGCCGCTAGTGCTTTCTTGGTTACCAATGATTTGCTCACCGTTAACCAAAGTATAAATTCTAATCATTATAACCTCACATTGTAAATTTCGTAATCGAACTTCTCAGCATCGTAGATCTTACACCGTTCCAAGAAATGGTTCAATGTAAAGTTAGTCTGTGACTTGTATGATAGGTCGTCAACTATATCATAGAGAATTGCCACATCCTTCTCTGCATGCATACGTAGCATACGACCAATTGACTGAAGTACCTTGATCTTTGACTTGGATGGAGATGCAGCAATCATATGGTGAAGCTTGTTGATACTCACACCGGTTGATGTGGTTCCTAGCGACGCAATGAGGACAGCATTCTCCTCATCTTCAATAGCGCGACGGATACTTTCCCGGTCCACGCCTGATACACTACCATCAATGTAAAAAACATTATGGTCAGACACTGAACTAATGGCGGTATGTAATAGTTTTCCATGGTCAATAATCCTGAAGAATAGTAGCTTGTTTCCCTTGAGTGACAGTGTCAGATTCTTGAGGAACTTATTACGTTTCTCATTGTTTACCAGATAGTCAATCTCTTCCTGGTAGGTTTTCTTCTTCTTGTTAACCGTCGTGTGGAACAGTTTCTTTTCATCGTCAGGATACTTCAGTATGATGCACTTGATCTTAAGTTTCGAAACATGTCCATCCTCCATCAACTGGACGGTTGTCGTCGATCTATACTGTGGGCCGAAGAGTCCTTCGATTGTTGCTTCGTTGAGAGCGTGTCCATCCAGCGTTCCTGTGCAGCCGAAGCGGTAACGACAGGCTTCGAGGCTAGATAGGATTTGTACGAGGCTCGTTGCCTTGCATCCGTGAGCTTCATCTCCAAACACGCACCCGAATTGGCCGTACCATTGCTTTGGCATTTTGTTTTTGCCATTGTTGAGCGACTGCCAAGTAGTAATGACAAGTTCAGCAGGGATATCATTAGATTTGCTAAGACCACCAGTACTAACGTGTACATCACCCAAGTATCCATAATCTCTGAAGTCACTTTCCATCTGTCCGACCAGACCGATCGTAGGAACGATGATTAGGCCTTTGTGTTGTTGATACCATCTCATAACAATGTAGATCATGAGAGACTTACCAGATGACGTAGGACTTACTAGTGTTCTACGACCGGATCTAATACATTTTATAATTGCCTTGAACTGATAGTCACGGATCTGATACTTCTCAGGGATGTTTAGAGTTTTGATGAATTCAGTTAATTCATGTTCAGATACGTTGGCATATACTAGTTCATCATCAAAAGTCAGTGTGTATCCACGTGCATCACAGAACTTCTTGATTCTCTGTGCCATGCCGGCATATACTGTACCAGATAGGTTATTCACTAACCGTATCTTACCATCCCACATCCTGGCCTTGTACTTGGGATGCCACTTATAGTTATCGGCGTAGAATGTTAATTGATCCGACAACTCCATAATGGTTGACGGATCTGCACATACCTTTATGTGTACACTATTAATAAATTTTAGGTGGACATCTGCCATTCTTAAACTCTAGTGACTGCAATGCCGTATCCCATACCAGGATCATACATTGGCACATGTAAACCAGTGTCGACTAGTTCGTCTACCGGACAACCCATAGCAGCCAGATCGGCAATGGCTTCTTCACGAGTTTGTCGCAATTTTCCAAACTGATTGCCATCATCCCACCATTGTGCTTGATAAAAATACATCAGATACCTACCTTGAACTTTTCCCATTCAATCGCCGCTTTGATATTGAAGCCGCGGCCTGTCAGGGATTTAATGATCGATTCTAGAAGCTCGATCTTTTCTTGTTGGACACCAATACGCAACGACATATTAATCACCTCTTGATCCGCCTCTATATAGTTATTCACGTCTGAACGGATGATTTTGCCCTGAGGTGGAAGCTTCCAGCCCTTGGCATGAGTTGCCTCGGTAGGACCCATGGTAAAGAACTCGTTCTTAGCAAGCTTCAGTTGTTTGAATTCAGCTTCATACTTACGAAGAACTAGACGTTCATTCGTAAAGATCTTGAAGTACTTGTGATGGAGTTTGGGGATATTCAGTGCCTCGTTACCGAGTTCTGAACGGTCGATGTGGGAGTCTTGCTCCCACTGTACGTATATATCATCTATCTTCATAATAACCTTTATATCACGAATTATGAATTAAGTACACCTATTTCGTAGCTTAGGAAGCGGAAATCTACTGTACATTCAATATAGTTTACGTCAACGTCCATGGTAGTAAACTGCAGATCGGAGATATCGATAGGGAACAACTGAATAAACTTTGCCGAGATATTTCCAAGTCGGCGACTATTGTTGATGACAAGAGTTGCATCAGAGTATAGTCCAGCGGAACTGTTTTGTAGATTGGCATATCCGGTGAAATCAGTAGGAGAACCAAGACCCTTCATCCAGTTATGGATCTCAAGATAGTCGGTCATATCCTCGGCCACACGGAATGTTATAGTCAGTGGTGAATATGTAATCTTACCAGAATTAGGAATAGAAACAAACGGCGTGGCAGTCTCTGTTGATGACAGAGTCATACCAGGTAGACGAACCGTCTGTACGTTAAAGTTCAGATTGGGAGTACGAGCCAACACGAACTTGTAACTGAGTGGTGATAGGAAATTGGGGTTTGTTGACTTAACCACTATAGTATTACCTTAAAGCTGATATGATCATTATAACACAGTTTATTTATATTGTACATAAAAAAAGGAGGGAGACCTTTCGATCCCCCTCCCTCAGTTTGTGGTTGGTTAACCAACTCTTATTACATAAGGTTGTTAACAAGAACGCGACGATAGTACTTGTTCGAATCCTGCTCAAGAGTTGCAGTCGTATCGGCTGCAGTTGTACCCTTAGCGAATGGATTCGGTGCCATGCCGTAACGTGTCTTGAAGCCGATCTTTGGCTGGAAGCTGTTAGGATCAACAGCACGAACCATCTGAAGCGGAACGTATGGGCAGTAGAACAGACCTGCATCAAAGGCATTCGAACCCTTGTAGCCAACAACCAAGAAGTTGGTGCCTGCATATGGATCGATATAAACCTTGATACGACCGTTGAGAACACCAGCGAAGGTGTTGCCAGTATCATCAACGTTTAGGTTGTTGCTGTTAAGCGCTGGAGCATAATCCAGAACACCAGCCATCTGAAGAGCTGAAGCAACATCTGACGAGCAGATGATGATGTTACCCTTACCACGACGTGTCTGCTTAGCAATCTGGTTGCATTCGCGTTCGATCTGGAACAGAAGACCCTTAAACTTTTCAACTGACCAACGGCCGTTTGAATCGGTATCAAGATCGAAGATACCAGCAGTTGTTGTACCGTCAGCAGCACCGCGCTCGGCAGTGATGATGATCGAGCGAACAACTTCGCGGTTGATTTCAGCAAGGATTTCACCCGAGAGGATGTTGCTGAGTTCTGTTTCAGCATCAAGACCGTGAATTGCCTTCAGATCCTGTGCAAGTTCAAGCGAATATTCAGCCTTGAGGGCACGTGTCTTTGCAGATACGGTAACCTTTTCGATGCTGAAGCCCATTTCTGGGAAGATGTAGGTGCTGTTCGAACCAAGCAGTTCGCCTGTTCCAAGCAGAAGACCCATCGTGTAGTTGTACGTTGAGTTACCAGCATTGTTTGATGAACCAGGAGCAGTACCAACAGTGTTGGCACCAACCGATGTTGCAGTAGCAGCACCAGTATTAGCAGCATCAACACCAGCGCCGAGGCGTGACGAGTGACCTGTGTTTGCTTCGTTGTAGAATGCTTCAGCACCAAGCGCGCTTGAGTTAGCATACTTCGAACGCATTGCGAAGATAAGACCAGTTGGACCAGTCATTGGCTGAACGCCGCAGATATCGTATGCGATCAGATTTGGCATCGAACGGCGAACCAGCGAGATAAGTACTGGATCAAAGTTTGAAACGCCACCAGCAACGTTCACTGGCGATTCGCCAAGAAGCTGCTGTGAAACACCGTTCTGCATGTCTTCGCGCAGAGCGTTTTCAGTGTTTTCTAGAATTTGTGCGGTGACAGCACGTCTGTGGGCAGTTTCGATCGTAGGCAGATCGGCGTGCTCCAGAACGGGCTTCCACTTATTTTGGACTTCCTCAGCTAACATTGTATTCTCCTTTTACCCTTTGGTATCTTGGTTTGGTATTTTATTTATTATTTTACAGTTCTTGAAATAGCTGCAGCATAGTGAGCCATATGAGCAGGTACCGGAGCAACCTGTTCAGTTAGTTCTTCTGCTTCTTCAGTAATAACACCCGTCGAGACAACCTTCTTACCTTCGGTGAAGTACTTGTCCTTGATGATATTAAGCTTTCTGGCATATGTTTCAACATCGTTGAAGTCAATGCCTTCTGCAAGTGTACGAAGTTTTTCAACCTGGGTTGCAGCAAGACCTTCGCTGACTTCGTCAAATGTAGCTTCTTGTGTTGCTTCGTCGATTACTGACTGAAGCTCAAGTTGTGTGTTGATCGATTCATCAAGCTTTGCTTCGAGTTCTTCGATATGTGCATGAAGTTCACCGAGAACATCAACACGATCTTCTGGAACGGTGATGTATGATTCGGCGAATAGATTATAGAGACCATCCATGAAGTTCTCTGCAATCTGTGCACGAAGCGATGTTTCAATCGCGAGCTTGTTTTCTTCGATCCACTGTTCAACAACATAGTCAAGATACTGATCGATCTTGGTTGTCATTTCTTCCTTGACACCATCGACTTCTTCAGAAAGTGCTTCAGCAAATTCTTCTTCAAGACGAAGGGTTTCAAGATTCATGCGAGCGGTAAGAGCCGCTTCGAAAAGTGTTGATGCACCTTCCTTGAATTCTTCTGTAAGATCTTCACCAGCGAACATTGCGCTGATGTCTTCCTTGACAGCACCCAGAGTTGCACGTGGCATCTGGCCAAGAGCTGGCTTACCACCAGGAGCGGTTGCTGAAGGTGTTAGGTCTGCTTCCTTGCCGATCTGTGCAAGCGCATCATTAAGGAAGTGAGAAAGATCGTCACCCTTAAGCTGAGCTAGTAGTGATGTGAAGGTCGCAAGCTTTTCAACGGTGGACGAACCTGCACCTGGCTTCAGTGTTTCTGAACCTGCAGACTCTTCCATTTCGATATTATCCTTATCTGACATTGTACACTCCTTGTGAATTTTATTTATTTATATTGGATTAAGATTTGGAAATTTCGTGGAGAAATTTCTCAAAGATCTGCAGTTTACGTTCTTCGAAGGTGCGTGATCTAACAGACGATTCGATCTGCATCTTAGATTTGTGAGCAACCAGCATGCTGTTTTCCCAGATCCATTCAACACCTTCCATGATGCCGTTGACGAATGCATCAGGAGCCGAAGGATCGGCAACGATATCAGCAGCAGTTGCTAGGTGGAAATCACCCTGAACTTCGTTGATACCTTCTTTATTGAGACGCAGTGATCCCATACCACGAGACGAAACGCCTAGACGAACACCTGACTCAATGAGACCCTTGGCAGTGTTACCCATAGGAGTATCTGTCAACTTTGCCTTACCGATCCAGTTCAGACCCTCTTGGCGAAGACTGGTGATTACGTGTGAGACACGATCAAGGTTGATCTGTGGACCATCTGGGTGACCTAGTTCACCAAGAGCACGACCAGACTTGACGTAGGATTCGTTGTAACGTTCTACTTCCTTGGCAAGGGTTTCTACTGGGTACATACGACCATTACGGTTCTTGATACCACCTTGCAAGAAGATTCCTTCGATGTACATATTCTTCTTCCCGTCTTCACGGGCTTCGGTAACAACTGTTACATCTTCAGTAAGTTCAGTAATTAGTTTCATTTTAACCTCGTTGTTATTTTAATCTATTTATAATTTTAAATAGATCCGATTACGCCCACACGCGATGGGGAACTGTTGGCTCGACGCTCAACGGTGTCAACTCGGCAAGCTGCTCGTCGCTGAAGTTGCCGCGCAGGTTGGTGTGCCAGCCGGGGTAGTCCACCACGATAGGCTCGTCGGCCTTGTCATAGCCCGTCACGCGGCTGAATGGCCCGATGTGATCGAGCGACACGCCAGACACCGGGTTGCCTTCATCGTCAATGACACCCGCAGCCAGCAGCGCGGCAGTCATTTCAGCTTCGGTGGCGGTCATGAGATACAGGTCGATCATGCGGTGAGTGCCTGTAGCTGCGCGTTGGTGAGGCGCGAGGGGTAGAAGGTGATGGTGCGGATGTAGCCCGTTAATGGGTTGCCGCCATCTGAGTTTTGGCAACCGATACCTATCCGGTCGGGGGAAGGTAGAGTGCCTGATGTGTCGGTACTGACCGTGCCGCCATTCGCGGAGGCGGCAAAATTGTTTGTCTGATAGGCGTATGCAATTTTGCGGACGCTGGCATTTCCAAGCGTCATAGATCCCTGAAGTCCCGCCTGAGTGACACCAAGAACTCTGGTTTCTGCCCTCCAGCCGGGGCCATAACCAGCGGATACAAGTAAGCTATTCCCAGACGTAGGTGCTGCTGCGCTGTCAATGTCGTACACAAACGGGAAGTCG